ATAAAACAACTCTTAGTTTATCTAACATTGTATCTTCAAATCTAACTGTTGTTAATAAATTACTATTTACTTTACTAAATGCTCTCCTAAATACTTTTGTTCCAGAAGTAAAGGTACTAAGAGTAGTAGTATTCGTAAATTTTCCTTCTGTTTCTAATCTACTAAAGTCCTTAATAACAATGTTTGCGCCATTTCTTCCATTTACAATACAAATTCTATCTCCAATCCTTATTTCTTCATTTGCTTCAAAATACTCAGAAATATTAATGTGTTCCCCATATTTAGCATTTCTAAGGCTATAATGAAATAAACCACTACCACTAAGAACAAAAGAATCTATTTCTCCTAATTCAAGCCAATCATTAAAACTACCCTGCCCTATTGATTGACGAATGCGATAGTCTTGATTTATTGAAAGTTTTTTACTAATAATCTGATTATTATCAATAATTTGTGTTTCGGAAAAACCAGCCTTACCGTCAATTGATTCTTCAACATAAGAACTAAAAACATTTGGTAGCAGATTACTTTTCATAGGTGAATCTCTATAATGAGTATATCTCGTTAATCCATTTAAAGAAAGTGCGGAATAGTTATCATCATTATCTCTTCTAGCATTAATAAAACAATCATTATAATCTGTATAGTCTGTAAAGGTTCCTGTTAATACTGAACTTTCATTACTCGTCGCAGTATCGGGGTCGTCCTTAATTTTTAATTCGTCTTTCAGTTTAACAACATAAGAATATTTACTTGAATCAATAACTCTATAATGAGTTTCAGCCATTGTTACGAAAGAAACCTTTTCAGCACTAGTGCTTAAGTCAATACTATTAATACTACCAGTTCCTTCAATAAGCCTAACAAAATATTTAGTATTGTGGTCTAATTCATTGTCTTTTACTGTTTTATCATTGTAGAAATACCATAGTGGTCTTGACACGACATAATTTGCACCAAAGGTAGAAGCATCTAATCCTCCAGTAATTGCAATAATTTTAGTAGAATTGGAAATAGATGGGCCTTTAAAAATCATAAACTTTGTTCCTTTGGCAACTCTATTACCGAGTTTAGGCTCAAAGGTAAATGAATCTCCGTTAGAATCAGCATTTTCTACGGTATCAATTTTAGCAAAGTGATGCATATTAGCATCATCGGAATGAATTAAAACGAAGTAGGTATCTGTTGTTAAATCAATGCTAGCCAAATCAACTCCATTTG